TATATTACGGATGTAGAAAAAATTAATTTTAACTAAAGATGGCAACACAACTATTAAGAAAAGACGAAAAAAGCAAATCCAACTGGAAAAGAATGTTAGATGCTGCTGATAAACTACAATTTAGTGATGGTAGACTTGTGGCAGGAAAAGGTTGGAAGATTGATGATATGGATGTCAATACTATTTCAACTAAACTAAAAGGTCTAAATATAGATCACGAAATAGATGGACTTTATAAAATAATTATACACTAATGAATAAAGCAACATTAGACTATTGGAATCCTAAAAACGAAACGGTTGTAACTGAAACTGGTTTTTGTTACCTTAATACAACATCGGTTATCACCGGTACAAAGAATATCGAGGACACAACCGAGATAGGTTTGTTTGAGCAATTCTATAAACTGAATAACAGTTTAAGATATTGCAATGGTAGTTACTATAAGTTTCAAGACAAAGATTGGGAAAATAGATACCAAGAATGGTTAAAGTCAGATGACTATAAAAACAAATCATTCGAACTTTACTATGGCGGTGGAGTAGTAGATTAATTAAATAAACAGAAATGAATTTACAAGAATTTAAAGAAGAAATACAAAGACTTATAAGTGTCTACCCTAATCACAAAGAAGAAATCTTAGATTTTTATGATCTGGCCTTTTCTGAAATAGAAGAAGGAGGTTCTGCACAAAATGAGATTTATCTTTGTTTAGAAAGCATTAAAGATTTAGTATCTAATTAGTATGAGTAATGATGTAAGAGCAGAATACCAAGAAGAAGCATTTGAAGCTTTAAAAGCAAGAAGCGGAACTGCTGTTATGCCTATGAGATCAGGTAAAACTGTCGTGGGATTAAAGCTAGCAGACTTCTATGACGAAGTATTGGTAGCTTATCCTAATAAGTCTATTGCAGAAGCATGGAAAGGTGACGCAGAAAAGTTTGGCTTTGATATAAGCCATGTCACCTTTACTACTTTTGCAAGCTTAGACAAACAAGATCTCTATAAGTATGATGCAGTAATCATTGATGAGATTGACCAACTCTCTGAAGCTAAATGGCAATTTATTTATCAAAATCGTCCTAAGATTCTTAACGGTCTAACAGGTACTATTCCTCGCAAGGGTACAAGAAAAAGGTTTTTTATTGAAGCTTTGACTCCTGTTAGGTATGAGAGGACTATTGATGAGACTACTGGAGTACTAAATAAGCCTTATCACATCTACGTACACTTAGTTAATCCTTCAGAGATTAGAAACATTCCAAAGAAATCTGGAGGAACGTGGAGTGAGAAAGCAAAGATTAATTTCTTTGAATCTAAATCAGACGAGAGCTTTCCGATGATGCTTAAATTAATTCAGAGTATAGCCGGTAGTCCTACCAAATGGAATAAGCTAAGAGAATTATTGGCAGGATTTGACAGATGCTTAGTATTTGTAGAAACTATTCAACAATGTACAGAGATATGTCGCTATGCTTATCATTCTAAGAATTCCGACGAGGTAAATAAAGAAAACCTAAGAATGTTCAATGACGGAGAGATTAACTTCCTGGCTACTGTAAATCAGTTAAACGCAGGTGTAACTTTCCCTAACTTGAATAAAGCAGTTTTACTTCACACCTACGCTTCGAGTTCTAAAGCAGCTCAAAGAATCGCAAGAACTCTTAACTTTTTAGAAGGACAAAAGGCAGAACTTCACATCATTTGTCTTAATCACACCCGAGACATTATTTGGACTCGTAAAGGCTTAGAATACTATGGCAACGAAAACATCACTTGGATTCAACCAAAACCATTTAGTTAAAAATGTAGTAAGAAAGACATTTGACATTAGACCAAGCGGAAGGAGTACTGATTTCATTACTCCTTCTTTTGGTTATGGGTGTCTCTACAATTGTTCTTATTGTTACTGTAAAAGACATACGGATGAGGATATAACTATTGCAAGTAATCCCCAAGACATCTTAACAGCAGTAAATAATCACGCTATGTTTGCTGTAGTAGAGAAGCCCAATCAAACTCATCCAGAGTATATAACTTATGACTTAAGTTGTAATGAGGACTTCTCACTACATGCAAAATTCCACAAGTGGGAATACATCTTTGACTTCTTTAAGAATCATCCTAGAGCTATGGGATCCTTAGCGACTAAGTATGTAAACAATAAACTTTGTACGTACAATCCTGAAAAAAAGATACGTATAAGATTTAGTCTTATGCCTCAGCACTATTCAGACTTATTAGAACCTAATACTTCTTCTATACTTGAAAGAATCAAAGCGATTAATAGATTTATAGAAGCCGGCTACGATGTTCATATAAACTTTAGTCCAGTCATAGTTCATGATAGATGGTTAGAGCATTATGAATATTTGTTTAAACAAGTAAACGAACACGTTAGTTACAAAGACTTGGTCAAAGCAGAAGTTATCTTCCTAACTCACAATGAGGAAAAGCACAAAAGAAACTTAATTTACGGAACACCCGGAGAATACTTAATTTGGAAACCTGAAATCCAAGAAAGTAAAATCTCTCAGTATGGCGGAAAGAATATCCGCTACAAAGCAGGATTGAAAGCTCAATACATTAAAGAGTGGACAAGACTACACGATGAGATTATTCCCTGGAACACTATAAGATATATATTCTGATGAAAGACGATGAATTATATTATTACGAAGAAAAAAATGAAGAAAGTGATCAAGAGTACTTGACACGAATGCTTTATATGCGTAATTTTGATACCCCCAAAAAATTAAAGGAAATAAAAGATGAAATTGACATTTTACGAAGTGCTGTGGAAGATCTTAGAGAAAGAAGAGAAAGCTGGAAGAATGGGTAGCGTTGGGGCTACTAGTTCAGAAAGAGAATGAATGGTTTTGGACACCTGAAGCTTTGAGACAAGCAGATGTAGACAAAGCTCTATCTCTTATTACAGATTTTAACTGGCTAGATGAGTTTATAGAAAAGTTCTCTCGCAAGAATATCGGAATAGTCGGCAAGACAAGTTCTGTAAAACAAGTAGGAGAAAAGATGGAAAGATTTGTTAAGGAATATAATTTTGATAAACAAACCATATTAGGTGCCACTGATATGTATATTAATCATTGGAAAAAACAAGGCTCTCCTCAATATATCCGACAAGCACACTATTTTATTTATAAACGCACCGAGAGAGCGTCAGAAACTTCTGACCTTGCTACTTGGTGTGAAACTTATCTTAGGGACGGAAGTAGTAATAAACAAGAAGACCGATTTGGAGGAGCTTTGTAATGCGGTTTGATGAAGTCTACAAGAAAATCGAGGAGAATAGAGAGAACCGACTGCAAGGAAAGTTTAACTCTGTTCCTTGGAATTTAGATAGACTCACCAAAGAGTACAATTACCCAGGTTGGGTTAAAGGTAAAATGTACCTTATAACTGCTTCTTCGGGTATTGCAAAGTCCAAGTTTACAAAGTGGTTAACTATTGTCTCCAATTACATTAAATGGAAACAGAATCCATTTAAGATTAAAATCTTTTGGTTTGCTCTCGAGGAATCAAAAGAAAAACTTTATCTTGAGGCTCTCTCTATTTGTATTTATTACACTCACGGAAAGATTGTAACACCAGAAATGATGCTTAGCTTTGGTGATTACGCTGTTCCCGAAAAGATTCTTGCTTGGGTTAGAGAAGCAAGACAATCCGAGTTCTTAAAGTTCTTTGAGAATCATGTAGAAGTCATTGACCATATTTCTAACCCTACAGGAATTAAAAAGTACGTAGAAAGGTATTTCGACGACAGTACCAAAGGTCAAATGGTTTACGAAGAAAGAGATGAGAAAAAGTATCCTCTTTACTACAAGCATTCAACAGATACGTTTTATTTTGTAGTAGTCGATCACATCTCTCTTCTACACACAGAGACTATTCAAGGTGTATACCACGACTTAAGAGAAACCTTAGCGTTCTTCATTGACCATTACGGATTAGAAATCTTCTGCAAAAGATACAACTTAATCTTTGTACCTATTCAACAGCAAGCTGCTAGTGGCGAAGCACAGATATTCACTAATAAGGGGGATTTGGTAGAAGCTAAGCTTGAGCCTAGTCTAGCAGACTTAGCAGATTGTAGAACTACTCAGCGTTCAGCCGATGTAGTGTTGGGTATATTTGCTCCTTTTAGATATGATATTGAAGTCCATCAGGGCTATGATATCAATTTCTTACAGGACAATTATCGCAGCGTTAGATTTCTTAAAGACCGTCTGTCTGGCTTATCAGGCAGATTAGGTATGTATTTTTCAAGAGGTGTTCCACACTTCGAGGAACTTCCTAAACCAGCAAGTATGGGAGGAGTAAAAGATAACTATGAAAGTTATGTAAATAGAAGTAAAAATGAAATGTATAATTTGGAAAGTTAATATACTTTCGCTATCTTTGAATTATGAGATCTGCACCAATTAAGGAACACTTAAGAATTATTTTACAAAAAATGTTTGAGGGAACCGGTATTGAGTACTCAGACGAATATGTTAAGACAGACGATTGGTATCTTAACTATGTATGGAAAGAAAATGAAGAGAAGGCTTACATAGATTGGTTAGCTGATTATCTGTACAACAATGCATCAGCCAGGAAAGAACTTATGAATATCTCTGGCAAGAACAAGAAAGAATGCCTAAAAGCAGCTCAACAATTTGCTGCTTTCTTTGGCTGGACTACCGTAGAAAGAAGAAAACTAGATTGAAAACAAATAAAAATCAGATATATGGCACTATTAGTAGGTATCATCGGACCTTCAGGCGAAGGTAAATCAACAAGCATTAGGACATTGGATCCTAAAGAAACTCTCATCATTGGTGTAGCAGGAAAAGAACTTCCTTTCAAAGGAGCTTCTAAAATGTACAGCCTCGACAACAAGAATTATGTAGAAATCTCTACTTCAAAAGAAATCGTTGACACTCTAAAGAATGTTAGCGAGAAAGGAACCCACATTAAGAATATCGTAATTGACGACATTCAGTATGTTATGGGCTTCGAGTTTATGAAGAGAGCTTCTGAGGTTGGCTACACTAAATTTTCTCAAATCGGTCAGAATATGTTCAGTATTCTTTCCGCAGCACGCACTTTACGGAAAGACCTAAAAGTATTTTGTCTTGGTCACTCAGAACCAGTTGAAGACGGAGGCGAAATCGTAGGTTACAAAATGAAGACCATCGGCAAGATGTTAGATAATAACATTAATCTCGAAGGACTCTTTACTATTTGTCTTTATACTTATGTAGGAGAAGGCAAAACAGGTCCAGAATATTCTTTCTTGACTAATCGCTTTAAGAAGCGTCCGGCTAAATCTCCAATGGGAATGTTTGAAGAAGTTCAAATTCCCAATGACTTAAAATATGTCTCAGAAAAAATTGACGAATATTACTCTTAATAAAAAACAAATTAAATTAAAAAATCATGGCAATTAATGTAAATGA